TACCCTATACCTCCGAGACTCAAAGACACGACCAGATTTCCGATTGGGCGATTAACATTATTGATACTGCTATTGGTAATATTTTTGTAGAAGGATATTCATTTGGTAGTAAAGGACTTGTATTTAATTTAGCAGAAAATATGGGTGCCTTAAAACATAAACTATATAAACTAAACAAAAGATTTGAAAGTATTGTACCTGGCCAAGTAAAGAAAAATGCTACAGGTAAAGGTAACGCAGATAAACTAAAAATGTATGAACAGTTTGTCAAAGATACAGGTGTTGATTTAATAAAAGAGTTTGACCAAACAAAACTAAATAATCCTGTAACAGATATAGTTGATGCTTATTATGTAGGAAAGGCAGGATATGATACACGTCTTTGATACTAAAAAAGTTGTAGAACAATTTACTCACTCATTTGTAGAAAAACTACCCAATAAAAAATATCGTTGTATTGAAAATGCAGGTGAAGAATTTTTTAGAACATCTTGGCCTAATTTTAGAGATGATTTACAAGAAGGTGATGAGATTGCTTTTCAAGGCATTATAAGAAATACACACACACTTAAAAAGTATTTTGATAAACATAACTGGTACTATTTTGACCAACCCTATTTCTTTGCTTCACATTATCAAAAACATCCTATATTTAATGATATATGGTATAGAGTAATTAAAAATAATACACAAAAAAATTATATTGATACCAATCCCAAACATAAAAAACGATTTGAAAAAATACAAGAACAAACAACCGAACTTAAACTAAAACCTTGGAGAAAACAAAGTTCCGATAGTCACATATTAGTCATTCCACCATCACAACATACAGCACGATGGTATGGTTTATGCCGACACGAATGGGAAACTGAAATAATAAAAGAACTAAAAAAATATACAGATAGACCTATTAAGGTTAGACATAAGTTTGTAGATAATGCTGACTTCGGTCAAAAGGTACATAAACCACTACAAGAAGATTTACAAGGATGTTGGGCAATAGTTTCTTGGCATTCAATGTGTGCTTCTGAAGCAGTTGTAAAAGGTATACCAAGTTTTAGTAGTGAACACTCTCCAGCTGCACCAGTGAGTTACAGTTTACAACAATTAAATAAAATAGAAAAACCAAAAATGCCAGATAGAGAACTATGGTTATATTCATTATTGGGTTCTCAATTTACAGTAGAGGAGATGAAGTCTGGTTTTGCATATAAGTATATCAATGATATTAAGTAAAAACAATAAAGGAGATTATAAGCATGCCTAAAACAAATGCTGATATATGTTTACAAATTTACAATACATCTAAACCTTTTATTAAAAATTTTAGAACTGCTATAGATGTTGGTTGTAGAGATGGTGACTTTACAAGACCTATGTCGAAAGATTTTAATAATGTTAAATCGTTTGATTATAGAGATAGAATAAAAAATAAAGCAGACAATGTAAAATATTTTCAATATGCTTTAGGTGATGAAGAAACGGATGTAAAATCATTTAAAGGTGTTATAACAGAAAATAGAGAAGGTATTACTTCTTTAATTGTAAAACAAAAAACATTGGATAGTTTCAACTTTGAAGATGTTGATTATATAAAAATAGATGTTGAAGGACACGAATTAAAAGTACTAAAAGGTGCCATAAATACTATAAACAAATACAGTCCTTTAATTGTTGTAGAAGAAAATGGTTCTGCTGAAAAATGGAATAAAGGAATAAAAAACGAAGCGCTAAATTATTTACAAGAGTTAGGTTATAAAATAGTTGCTCAATGTAAAAACGATTATATACTGGAGAAAAAATAATGAACGAACTATATGAAAAAATGAAAAAGATTGAGGTTAAATATTTACAACCTCAAAACTTCAAACAATATAAAAACTATTGGTTACCAGAAAGTATTGTAAAGAATAGTACAAATGTTTTATCATTTGGTGTACATAGAGATGTAGGATTTGAACAGGCGATGTGTGATGATAATCCTAATTTAAATATAAAGTGTTATGATCCAACACCAGATAGTTTAAAACTATTTAAAAATGAATTTAAGCATAGAAATAAAATGACATTTTATCCTGAAGCATATGCTAAAGATAATGGTAAGATGAAATTTTATTATGACAAAAATGATTTAACAAAATGTTTTTCATTACTACCTTTACCACAATTTGGTGAAAATCCATCTTATATAGAAGTAATGACACGAAACTTAACTACTATTATAAAAGAAGATATGCCACAAGTAGATATTATTAAAGCAGATATTGAAGGTGTATGGTTTGATTTTTGTAGAGAGATATTAGATAATAATATTGACTTTAAAGCATTTTTAGTAGAGTTTGAAGTTAAACTTATTGACAATGAAACAAGTTTAAAACAATATGAGTCTTTATTAAAAGAGTTTAAAGACAAAGGTTACAAACTATATTTAAATAGACCAAGAGAAAAATGTTTAAGTGAAGCAATAATTTTGAAATGATAAAAGTTTTTTCTGAAACAGCAATATTAAAACATCATAGAGAACTTTTAAAAGAATTTACAAAAAGTTTAAAAGGTAGAAAATTAAAAACTCAATGGTGTACAGCTACCGAATATTATGACGACTGTGATGTTGCGGTCATATTTGGTTCTTGGAAAAAGTTATCCAATAAAGAACATAAAGAAGGTAGAGCACCTCACCACACTTTAAAAAACAATATTGTAAAACAACATAAATCAAAACCTTTAATTGTATTTGAAACACCTTTATTAGGAAGAACAATTACACAAGACCATAGTTATTATAGAGTTGGTCTTAATCACTTTTTAAATAATTTAGCAGACTTTAATAACAACAATTCTAAACCTGACAGATTTAACTCATTTGGTTTAACTATTAAACCTTGGAGAAATAAAGGTGAACACATATTAGTTTTAGGACAAAATATGAGTGACGCTTCATTGTTAGGTAGTAGTATGGAACTGTGGATAGTTACAACAGTAAAACATTTATTAAAAGTTACAAAAAGAAAAATAATAGTTAGAGACCATCCAGAAAACAAAAACAGATTAGAAGATATATTGAATGTTTATTTTGGCGGTAACAATCAGGTAGAATATGATACAAATGAAAACGTAATAGATAGTTTAAAAAATGCTCATTGTTCAGTTGCATTTACAAGTGGCAGTTCTATAGATTCAATATTAGAAGGTGTTCCTGTTATACCTACAACTCAATATAATTTTGTTTGGTCTATTTCTTCACATCAATTAAACGATATTGAAAATCCTAAACTAGGTAATAGAGAACAACTACTTTACGATTTAGCATATACACAATGGAGTGTAGATGAAATAAAACAAGGCCTACCTTGGGATCATTTATATGAAAATATTAACTGTAACAACCTGGAACAATAAACTATTTGATGCCTATGCTCATAGGTTTCAATCAACTTACAATTGGTCTTTTCCTTTAAAGATTTACAATGAAGATGGTGATATGTTTGATGAAGTACCTAACTGTAAATCATTTGTAGAAAGAAATAAAAACAAATACAAATATACAAGTTATGAAGAAAAAACAAATGACTATCGCAAAGATGGTGTTCGTTTTTGTTACAAGGTATATGCCTATACACACGCAATACTAAACGAAGATGTTGATGGTATAATAGGTATTGACGCTGATAGCGTATTTTACAAATCAATTGATGAAGAATGGTTAAAAAAACATATACATAGAAACGATTGTATGATGACTTACTTGGGTAGACCTAACTATAGTGAATGTGGTTTTTTATATTTTAATTTAAAACACAAAGATACAAAAGACTATGCTCGTTATATGCAGGAGTTATATGATAATGACACTATATATACCTTAGAAGAGCAACACGATAGTTTTATATGGGATTATGCTAGAATGAAATTTGAAAAAGAACGTGGTACAAAAAATCATAACATTGGTGATAACAAAACAGGCCATGTACAGGCAAGGTCTGTATTAGGTTCTATCTATGACCATACCAAAGGTCGTAGAAAATTAACAGGTAAAAGTCCAGAGGCAACAATATGAGAATGAAGATTACATATCCTAATGGTACAACTTATGGTAAAATAGATTTTACAAAGTGGACAGATTTACTAGGTATTACTAATTACAAATTTAACGGTCAAAGAGTTTTAGACGTGGCTACTGATGAGGGTTGGTGGGCATTTTGGGCAGAGATGAATGGTGCAGAATATGTTGAAGCAAGTGACGTTGAAAGAGGTGAAGATTATGATTGGGGTGCTAAAAAAGATTGGGATTGGATTAACAATTTAAATGAAAATAGAGGTGGTAGAAAGGTTTTAGATTTTCACCATAAAAATTTAAACAGTAAAGTTGTTATAAAAAAACAAAGTATCTATGATGTAAGAGGTGATTTTGATTGGGTATTTGCTCATGGTTTAATGTATCATTTAAGACATCCATTATTGGCAATAGATAGAATTGGTAAAGTATGTAAAGGTGTTTTTATATTTGAAACATTTATAGACATAAACAATCCTAACCAAGAAGTAGCAGAAACAAAATTTTATAGAACAACTGAACTAAATGCTATATCTAATTGGACAGGTGCCACAACAGCTTGTTATACAAGTTGGTTAAAAGACGCTGGATTTGAAGACGTATATTTTACAAAAGCCGCATCCGATAGAAGACCACCTAGACAGATTTTTATAGGTGTAATTGATTCCAAATATAATACAATTTTTAAAAATAATAAAAACTTAACTTATTGTGATGATAGTTATTGGAAAAGAGTTTACGAAAATACAAAATTTAAAGAGGAAAAATGATAAACATTTTTATAGGTTATGATGAGGGTGAAAAAATAGCATTTCACGTTTTATCAGAAAGTATTAGACAACACTCAAGCGAACCAGTAAGTATAACACCTATTGATTTAACAACAACACGAAATATATTTACAAGAGAAAGGGCAAAAAATCAATCAACTGAATTTGCATTTAGTAGATTTTTAACACCATATCTTTCAAACTACGAAGGTTGGTCTATTTTTATGGACTGTGATATGTTATTAAGAACAGATATAAAAACACTCTGGAATATGAGAGATGATGACTATGCTGTTATGTGTTGTAAACACGATTATGAACCCAATCAAAACGCAAAGTTTAGAGGTGCTAAAAACGA